TTCCTGAGTTGTCAACGCTGAGTTTGTACTTGGTTCCATCTGGACTAATCAATACTAATTCACTTTGGTCGCCGCCATCAATTTCGATTCGTTCACCTTTTTTAAAGGATTGCCCGTCTCGATATTCAACTTCGCTGACCAAATTATTCATATAACCTCTGTCGTAATTATCGCCTGGTCTTGTGAGTGCTTGTCTTGCCATTATCTTCTGCCTCGATTGGTGACATCCAAACGTATATCGCCCAATTTAAAATCTTGATTTGTGTCTCCTGTTATCGTCATCATCACCTGTCTGCCATTGAATCGGGCATCGGTATAACCGTCTGACTCAAAGGTGAAAGAACCAAAGTCAAACGTCTCGCCCAGAGGCGTATATTTGCCCTACCGATCTGGATCGCACCCGATGTGGCATACGGTTTTGTGCTGCCGAGACCAGGACTGTTGAATAGATTGCCCGACTCCATTTTGTAAACATTTCCGCTGTCGTCACAAGCAATAATGTAGTCAAATATGCCTTCATCGAGATAGCAACCGCGACTGAGTGTGCCAACGGCAAATGTGTTTTCTGCGTAGTTCCAGATGATGTACTTGTTTGGCACTTTGCTGTCGCCGCTTGGAAAGAACCACCATATCTCATTGAATGAGCTGTTGTGACCGCCACAGACTGCACCTGAGTATTGTTTGTTGATGTTGTCAAAAATAAAATCAGACACGCTGCAAGGAATTTCTCTCACCGAGCCGTCATATAGAAATATTGTTTTCTCGCCAAGCCACGCAATAAAATTGCCCGCTTGCACGATTGATCTGGCTGAGATGGCTTTGCAGTTTGTGCCAGCATCGTTGATGCCATACACGAAAGGTTGGCCCGAATAATAGAGCCTAGCCAGACCCGTTGAGGTAAATAAAATCATGTCGGTTTGCCATTTAACGCCCGCCAACAACTCAGAAGATGTCGGCACTTGTAAATCGCCCGCCGTGTTTGTAGAAGCCGCAGTCCATGTGGTCGATGCTTCTCTTGATGACCATTGCACTTTCCTTGGGTCTCCACCCGCACCGAGTGCCACAATGTGTCTTTCATTGCTGACCAATACGCCAGAACAACCCGTGGGTGCATTCGTTAATGCCACACCCGCAGCATCGGGTGATCCAGAACCCGCATCGGGTCGCCATTGATAAATCTTTCCATCTGACGAGCAGTTAAAGATTAAATACTCGCCCCAGTTGTCAAAGGAATAGGAATGTTTGGCAAATGAAAGTCCTGATTGCGATCTGGCATCGCCATAATCTTCGACATTGTAATTGTATGCGCCATATCCCAAAGGGTCGGTTGATTTTGGAGTGGTGAATCCAGATGGCGTGATGTCGTACCAAGTCAGGTTCTCATCCATATAGACATAAACTTTCTCTCTGGTTCCGACCGCAAGTAAGTTATTGCCGTCATTGTCTTTCCAAGAGAATAGGCCAATCGGCGCACCCGTGAGAGCTGATGACTTTAAATATTCCCAACCACCGATGTTTTTAAGTATGCCGTCTTGAAAACGAATCAGGTTTGAGTCGATCCATCTTCCCTTGGCAGAATACTCAGTGCCGTTGGTAACGACTCCAGGAGGAGGTGTGAC